TATAATATTTTATTATAAAATAAAACGCTGCTAATCATTGATTTAACAGCGTTTATTTTTATTTAATTTCGGTTATAGGGAAAAAATGGGGAAAGCTTTTTCTAATTTTTTGTGAAGGTCTACTTTCATATTTGCAGTGACATGGGTGTAAATGCTAAGGGTTATACTGGTATCAGAATGGCCAAGTCTTTCAGAGATTACCTTGATTGGTACTCCAGCTTCTATAAGTAGAGCTACATGAGTATGTCTAAACATATGAGAAGTTATTTTTTGTGCTGATAAATGATTAAGTATAGTGTTGTAATGCACCTGGAATATAAATTCATTACTTGAAATAAAGTCGTGAAGTATATTTAACACATAATCTGATACTTCTATTGTCCTAATACTACTTAAAGTTTTTGGCGCTGACAATTTCCCATTCTGTAATTTAGTCTTATTAATAGTTATAGTCTTGTTAACAAAGTCTACATCTTTGGGGGTTAGGGCCAATACTTCACCTATTCTTAACCCAGTATGCAGCTGTATAATAGCCACGTTGCGAACAGTGTTATTCTTAATGCTTGCCAGGATCCCTGGTATTTGATCCTTTTCTAAATACTTAACCTTTTGCAGCTTTTCAGCTTTTTCTTCCTTAGTCAATTTAAACTCTAAATTGACATCAAAGCTTTTAACATAATATTTTTTTATAAACTTAAATAGGTTATTAAACAGTCTAACCATAAACTTTATTGCTTCTGGAGAATATTGGCCCCTAAACTCAATTAGCATTTTTTCATATTTAATCTTGGTGATATTTTCTAGTTTTTCATTATCGTTTAACTTTTGTAAGTAAGATTTATAAATTAAATACGAATGATGGGATAACGTTGCTTTCTTAAACTCCAGGAACTTTCTTTTATAATATCCTAATAACTCTACTTCAGAAGCGGGGTTTAAAATCTTATCGATCTTAGTTTGTAATTGTTCGTAAGCTTCTTTCTCTGTTGTACGAGTCTTATTATTCTTGACAATGGAAACACGCCTTGTATTGCCATCATTATCCTTGAACGATTGAATATATCTATACTTACCATTATGAGTGGTTTCTCTATACATTAATACACATCCTTTCTTTATTCTTTCTAAGATGTGTGATATAATTAAATTATTGAGCGAGGTTCGCTCCACATCTTAAGTAATTTTGAGAGCAATATTGTTATATGACGATTTAATAATACTCAAAATGGACTTACAGTTGATAAACTCACAACTCTTGGCGGGGCGGTGAGTTTTTTTAATTTGATTTAATTTAACAACATGAAATTCACGCGAAAATCACGCGAAAAAATATACATGAAAAGCTTTTATAATAAGCTTAAGTTGATTTTTGAATATAACATCAACACGAAAATAACACGCTTTTTATTTGTCTAGCTTATCGCTAATATCTTTCAATATAGAAATGATTTCATCGTTTTGTTTTTCCAGGTTGTCTTGTTGCTTAATAAGTATATAGTTCTGGGTTGTAATGGCCCTTAGCAACTCATTATTTCTTGTTTCGATATGCTTTGTAGGTAAAAACAAATCAGAAAGCCCACTACCAGCAGTAGCAAAAAGTGAAGTTGCATATCTTAAACTTTCCTTAGTTTCCTGGTTAACATTATCCAGGTGGAATTTTTCTAATTGCTTATCAAGTTTAGCATTCTTTTCATCTAATTTAGCTTGATTTTCAGCTTGTAATACCTTAATTCTTTGGGCTTGTAATTCCTCTTGTTTTTTAATATTATCTTGAATTTTATCAATTATTCCCACGTTATTCACCTTCTTTCTATATATATTTAACTCTTTCCTCTAGTATTGAATAATCTAAATTATAAGCTTCTGAAATGTGAGTTAAATTATTAATCTCTTTGATTTCATCATCAGAAACGATAAAGTAACTGGCAAATAAGTCAGCTTCTTTCTCTTGGCGTGATAATGGCACGTCACTAACACGCCTTAAAAAATGTAAGTTTGAATTAGGGTGTAAAATATAATGGCCAAGTTCGTGCGCCATTGTGTATCGTTGTTCACTAGAACTTAACATATTGTTAATGTGTATGCAGTAATATGTTTTGTTGTCTATTTCAAAGGTATTAAAAAGCCCCTTATTATTACCAAGATCATTAAATAGTAATATTATATCTAACTCTTTTATAATTCTTAATGGGTTGTTTGTTTGGTACTCTTTGATAAGAGCGTTATAAACTTCTTTAATTTCCATTTCCATCCTTATGGCGTGCCATTGCTATCCGTGCAGCTTGTTCAATGGACGTTTTAACTAATTCCTTAGTCAGTTCATCCATTGGTTCGTCCTTATACATAAGAGTCTGATTACTATTTAAGTTTTCGATTAGATCATTTACCATTATAGATATATCAATATTTTCTTTTTCTTTGTCTTTATCCTCTACCAGATCAGATTTTTCTATATTGAAATAGTTGGCCATCATTTCTATTTTATCTATTCTTGGATAGGTTTTAGCGTTCAACCAGTCTAATACTGTTGAATATTTAAAATCTAATTTTATTGAAAAGTCTTTAGCGTTTAAACCTCTTTTTTCCATATAATAGCGAATATTTTTGGCCATTACTTCTTTATTACCTAAGCCAGACATTTGAGTTCACATCCTTCTTTACAAATATTAAGTTTATACTATTATAATACGGAAAAACCGCCTTTTTGTCAAGAAATATGAAAAAAAATTAAAAAAAATTAAAAAAAATCAAGAATTTCTATTGACAAGCACGGTTTAACCGTGTATAATAAAGCATGTAAGTTGATAAAACAAAGAAAGGAGTGAACGAAGTGCCTAACAAAGTAACTTTAAAAATGTTAAGAGCTGGCGCTAATCTTACACAAGAACAGATTGCTGAAAAGCTTGGTATTTCACCAGCAACCTGGAGCAAGTGGGAGAACGGGAAAACATTCCCAGACGTGGCCGATATTATAAAAATAGAAAAGTTATTCAATATCAGTTATTCTGATATTAACTTTTTAATCGACAACACGGTTTAACCGTTATAAAAATAAAAATGAACGGGGTTAAACCTACAACTGGAGGAGTGATAATTTGAAAGAACCTTACAATGCTTACCTGGATAAGATAGAAAACCCAGATCATTGGATAAGTAGAAATGAGTTAAAGAAATTCTTACAGATGGATAAGTCAAAAGACAAGTTCAACAAATTCATTAAAGAAATTGAAAGCTTAGATAATTCATTCTTATATATCCAGGGGACACTAACAACAAATAAGACTTACAACAAGGTAAGAATTTACAACTATATAAACCAAGTCAACAGAGAAAGGGAACGTAACAATGCTAAAAACTAAAATAAAAAGAAAAATCAAAAAAGATAAACTAAATGTAATTTATTGGACGGTGCTGGTCGTTAGTGCTTGCTTCTTAATGCTTACTAACATTGATTGGCAATTAATTGGTGGAGTTGCAACGGGAATAATTGCAATAGTTCAATTCTTGTTTGATAAAGACTTTAGTAAAAAATATTTTGAATAGGAGGAATAAAATGAGAGGGTTCGAATTAATTAAAGGATATGATGGGAAATTACCAGTAAGAGGAACGCCATATAGTGCTTGTGTGGATTTTTATGCTAGTGAGGACGTTATATTGAAACCAGGGACTATAAGTAACATCATTCCTACAGGAATTAAGGCTTATATGAACGAAGATGAAGGATTGTTGCTATATGCTCGTTCAAGCATGGCTAAGAAACACGGTCTTAGAATGAGTAATAGCGTAGGGGTTATAGATGCCGATTTTTACAACAACAAAGATAATGAGGGACATATAACATTTCTGTATGATAACTTGACAGATAAGGAAGTAAGGATAGCTAAACATTCTAGAATTGGACAAGGGATGTTTACAAAAGTACTACCTATAAACAATGTTGAGGTGCTATCAGATGAACGAGTAGGTGGTTATGGAAGTACGGGAAATAAATAAGAAAGCTGTTGACCAGGCGATTATTAGAGGATGTAACAAGATGAAAGAATACAGAATTAATTTAAAAAAATTAATAATTGAAAGAAGGTTAAGCATAACTAAAGTTTCAAAAGATACTGGAATTTCAAGAACTACATTAACGGGGTTATATTACCATCCTGGTAGAGGTATTCAAATAAAAACTTTAAATACATTATGTAATTACTTTGATATTACACCATTAGAGTTGTTTGAAGAAGTAAAAACAATTTAAAGGAGGTGAAAACCAATGATGAAATACAGAATAAAACTTTGGGAATTATTGGCTGAAAGAAACTTAAAAATTACACAAGTATGCAAAGATACTGGTTTAAGTAGACCAACACTAAACGCCATTAAATATGGAAGGAGCAAAGGTATTCAATTAGAAACCATTGATGTTCTTTGTAACTACTTTAAAATTACACCTGGTGAATTGTTCGCTGAAGTACAACCTATTAAGCCAGTATATCCACAAAGAAAAAAAGCAGCTATTAAAAAATAACCGCTTAACAAATTTACTTACTTATATTTTAACACGAAAAGGAGAAATAAACAACATGACAAATAGAAAAGATAATATAAGCAAACCTAACCCAAAACATTACAAATTAGAATTAAGAAATACTCCAGTAATTATAAATGGAGAAAAAACAATAATAGATAGCTTACAACTTGAAGCTAGACATATTTTAAAAGATGTAGTAAATGAAGCTTCTTTAACAAATGAGCAAGCGGCTTGGTATTGGAGTGTTGGTAAAAGGTATTTTAGATTATGCAAAAAACACGATAACCCAACAACTGATATTAAAAAAATAATTCAAGAGTCAACATTCTTGTTAAGTTCATTACTTGATAAAAATATAAACGCTAAATTAATTGATGAAAATGGTAATGATTTATTAAACGATCATCAAGAAGATTTCAGCCCGTTTGACAAACTAAAAGAAATGCTATCACCGCAAGAACAAGACTTGATTAAAGATAAAGAGATAGTAATGGTTAGAATTGGCCACGATAATATTTATTTGAATAAAGAAGATGCACAAGATTTCATTCAACTCTTAGGGGGTGCGATTTATGGTGAAGATTAATAAATTAGAAATAGAGAATGTTAAGAGGGTTAAGGCGGTTCAGATAGAGCCTACAGCTAATGGACTTACTGTTGTTGGTGGTAAAAATGGCCAAGGTAAAACAAGCGTGCTGGACTCAATTGCCTGGGCGCTGGGTGGTAATTCTTACAAGCCATCTAACCCACATCGTGAAGGCAGTGTTGTTGCACCAATGATTAGAATACAACTTGATAATGGGCTTATAGTCGAACGTAAGGGAGATAATGGAACCCTTAAGGTAATTGATCCAAGTGGTAAGAAAGCAGGCCAAAACTTATTAAATAGCTTTGTTGAACAGTTTGCCATCAACTTACCTAAATTTATGGAGATGAACTCTAAAGACAAGACTAAGGCGTTATTAAATACAGTAGATGGGCTTGGTGAAAAGATTTACCAATTAGAGCAAGAAGAACTAGAAATTTATAATAAACGCCGCACAGTTGGCCAAATTAGAGACCAGAAGAAACATTATGCTGAAGAACAGCCTTTTTACAAAGAAGTTGGAAATGAAATAGTAAGTGCTTCTGAACTAATTAAAGAGCAGCAAGAAATATTAGCTAGAAACGGTGAAAACCAACGTAAGAGAGATAATCTGGAGAATTTAACCGCTAGACAAACACTAGTAATTAATAAAAAGGCTGAATTAGAAAGACAATTACTAGAGATTAATAACGAGTTAGAAACTCTTAAAACTGATATAGAGATAGCCAATAAAGATGTTGTTGATTTAATAGATGAAAGCACTGAAGAACTTGAACAAAGCATCGAGAACATCGAAGAAATTAATAGGAAAGTTCGAGCTAACCAGGATCGTGAGAAAGCTGAAATGGATGCTGAACACTATGCGCTGCAATACAAAGATTTATCAGATGAAATAGATGCATTGCGAGAGCAAAAACTAGACTTGTTAAATGGTGCTAATTTACCACTAGAAGGCCTTAGTGTTGACAATGGTGTAATTACTTACAAGGGGCAACCTTGGGATAATATGAGCGGTTCAGAGCAGCTTATAGTAGCAACTGCAATTGTTAGAAAGATAAACCCACAATGTGAGTTTGTCCTGGTCGATAAGCTAGAGCAAATGGACTTAGAAACGTTGCTAGACTTTGCTAACTGGCTGAAAGATAACAAGTTACAAGCAATAGCAACACGAGTAAGCACTGGAGAAGAATGCCAGATAATAATTGAAGATGGATATGTTAAAGAGCGAAAAGTAGAAGAACCAACACAAGTACAACCATCTTGGATGGCCAACAAAGGGGGTGAATTTTAATGAGAATTACAAAAGGTAAAAGAGCAAGAGCGCAAAAAGTCGTTATATATGGTACTGAAGGAATTGGGAAAAGTTCACTAGCTGCACAATTTCCAGAACCATTATTCATAGATACAGAAGGTTCAACAGACAATATGGACGTTGCAAGGTTAGATAAGCCAACAAGCTGGGTGATGCTTAATAATCAGATTGCATTTATTAAGGCAAACCCCACTGTTTGCAAAACCTTAGTAATAGATACTATTGACTGGGCTGAGTCGTTATGTGTTGATAATCTTTGCGCTATGCACGGTAAGAAAGGTATTGAAGATTTCGGTTATGGTAATGGTTACGTTTATGCAAAAGAAGAAATGGGACGTTTCCTAAATAGATTACAAGATTTAATTGAAATAGGTATCAACGTGGTACTTACAGCACATGCGCAAATTAGAAAGTTTGAATTACCAGATGAAATGGGATCATATGATAAATATGAACTTAAGTTAGGTAAGAAAACAAGTTCACAAACAGCGCCACTTGTTAAAGAATGGGCTGATATGGTTCTATTTTGCAATTACAAAACTTATCTAATAGCGCAAGAAGGTTCAACTAAGAAAAAGGCGCAAGGTTCACAACGTGTAATGTACACGGAACACGCTGCTGCCTGGGATGCTAAGAACCGCCACGGGTTGCCAAGTGAATTACCACTTGATTTTAGTGGAATTGCACACATTTTCGAGCAACCAGAACCGCAACCAGTGGAACAACCTAAGCCAGATGAAACTAAAAAAAGTGGTAATGAAGTAATAGAAGATAATTTCAAAGACATTATTACAGAAGTTGCTAACACGCCAGTAGAAGACTTAGTGGATCCGTTTAAAAAAGATAAACCCGATTATATCCCGCAACCATTATGGGACTTAATGGAACAAGATGGAATTACTGAAGAAGATATCAAGCTTGTTAGTGAAAGTAAAGGTTACTTCCCTAAAGGAACGCCAATGACTGTATATAACGAGCAAGGATACTTAACTGGTTACATTATCCCTAAATGGGAAGGCTTAAAACAATTACTAAAAGAATTAAAACAACAATAATAAAAACAATATAAATTTTAAGGAGATTATAAAAAATGATGAATAACAATACAAACTTTAACAACAACTTTGAAACAGCGCTTGACTGGGATGCAGAGATAATAAAAGATAGTGAATTTGTACTATTACCTCCAGGACTATACCAATTTACTTGCTTGGGTTATGAAAAAGCAAACTATACACCTACAAACCCTAACTCTAAATTAACGGCTTGTTATAAAGCAATTATATCTTTAAAAATTGAAGCTAGTGAAGGTGAAACAACGCTTAAGCACAACCTTTTCTTACATAGTTCTGTTGAAGGTTTACTTTCAGCGTTTTTCAGTGCTATAGGACTTAAGAAAAAAGGTGAACCATTCAGCATGGGACCAGCATGGGCGGAAATAGCAGGAAAGACTGGAGTTTGTAAAGTAGGAATTAGAGAATATAACGGGAACCAATACAATGAAGTTAAAAGTATGATACCTAAATATGATGTTGATATTACTAAAGTATTAAACGTACAAAACCCATTTGCACAACCTAATTTCAACCAACCGCAACAACAACCACAACAACCAGCTTGGAATAATCAAGGAAATAACACTCAAGGCGGATTCTAATAATGAAACTTAGACCTTATCAAGAAGAAGCAAGGGTTAAGGTTCAAGAAGAATGGGAAAGGGGCGTTGACAAAACGCTCCTTGTCCTGCCAACTGGTTGCGGTAAAACTATTGTATTTTCCAAAATAATAGAGGATAGAGTTAAACAAGGTGATAGGGTGCTTATATTAGCACATAGAAGCGAATTATTAGAACAAGCAAGTGACAAACTTAAGAAAAGTACTGGACTTAATACAGCCCTTGAAAAAGCTGATAGTACCTCTATAGATACTTGGTTTAGGGTGGTCGTTGGTAGTGTTCAGACTTTACAACGTGAGAAAAGACTTAACCAATTTGATAAAGATCACTTTGATACCATCGTTATTGATGAAGCACATCATTGTATATCTAACAGTTATCAGAATGTACTTAACCATTTTGATAAGGCAAAAGTACTGGGGGTTACTGCTACACCTGATAGGGGTGATATGAAGAACCTGGGAACGTACTTTGAAAGCTTGGCTTATGAATATAAAATCGTGGATGCTATCAAAGAAGGTTATTTAAGTAAAATACAAAGTTTAACCATACCATTGAACCTTGATTTAAGTGGTGTATCAACACAAAACGGAGATTTTAAGGCAAGCGATGTTAGTAATGCGCTTGATCCTTATTTAGAACAAATAGCTGATGAAATGGTTAAACATTGTAAGGATAGAAAAACGGTTGTATTCCTACCACTAGTCGCAACAAGCCAAAAGTTCAGAGATATTCTTAACTCAAAAGGTTTTAAGGCTGCTGAAGTTAACGGAGAAAGTAAGGATAGAGCGCAAGTCTTAGAAGACTTTGACAAAGACAAATACAATGTATTATGTAACTCTATGTTACTTACAGAAGGTTGGGATTGCCCAAGCGTTGATTGTGTAATTGTCCTTAGACCAACAAAGGTAAGGGCGTTATATTCTCAAATGGTTGGCCGTGGTACTAGATTACACCCAGGAAAAGAAAACTTATTATTATTAGACTTCTTATGGCACGTTGAAAAGCATGAGTTGTGCCGTCCTGGCCACTTGATTGCCAAGAATGAAGAAATAGCTAAAAAGATTACTGAATTAAGTGAAAAAGAGGTAGGAAACGCGGTTGACTTAGAAGAAATAGAAGTTAAGGCAGCTGATGAAGTAATACAAGATAGAGAAGCAAGCCTTGCTAAACAATTGGCCGAACAAAGACGTAAAAAAGGAAAGCTAGTTGATCCGTTACAATTTGAAATGAGTATTGCTGATGAAGATCTTGCCAATTATGTGCCAAGCTTCTTAAGCGAACAAGCCCCACCAAGTGAAGCACAAATAGAAACGCTTGAAAAGATGGGAATTAATGCAAGCGCAATTGATAATTCTGGTAAGGCAAGCTTATTGATCGATCGTGTTATTAAAAGACGTGAGATGGGGTTTGCTACACCTAAACAGATTAGGTTGCTAGAAAGTAGAGGTTTCAGAAAAGTTGGTAACTGGAGTTTTGAAGATGCTAACAAGATGATTACTAGAATAGCAGCAAATGGCTGGCGCTTACCTAGAGGAATGGTTGCTAAAGATTACAAACCAGGTAAATAAATTAGGAAGGAATAGAAAGTATGAATTTTTTAGACTTATTTGCTGGAATTGGCGGTTTTCGGTTAGGAATGGAACGCGCTGGCCACAAATGTGTTGGATATTGTGAAATAGATAAATATGCAAGATTAAGTTACAACGCTATTCACAATACAGAAGGAGAAATAGATTATAAAGATATTACAGAGGTGACTAATGAAGAATTTAGAAAACTTAGAGGAAAAGTCGATATTATATGTGGAGGATTTCCTTGCCAAGCCTTTTCAATTGCTGGTAACCAATTGGGATTTGAAGATGCTAGAGGAACTTTATTCTATGAAATTGCTAGAGCGGCTGAACAAGTCAAACCACGCTATTTGTTTCTTGAAAACGTGCGAAACCTTTTATCACACGACAAAGGAAAAACATTCACGCGAATGCTTAAAATCTTGGATGAACTGGGGTATGATGCAGAATGGCAAGTGCTTAACAGCAAGAATTTCGGAGTGCCACAAAACAGAGAAAGAGTGTTCATTATTGCACATCTTAGAGGAGAATGTACCTACAGAGTATTTCCTATCAGAGGAGAAGACGAGAAACTTAATACTAACGGAGAAATAAACCAAGTAGGTAATATAGGTAAAAGTGATAATTTTGGAGGAAACCCGCAAGTTACTAGAGTGTATGATATTAATGGAATTTCACCAACTTTAAACACTATGCAAGGTGGTGGGAGAGAACCTAAAATCGTTGTACCAGTACTCACTCCAGATAGAGTAGAAAAAAGACAAAATGGTAGACGATTTAAAACAAATGGTGAACCAATGTTTACAATAACAACACAAGATAGACACGGTGTACTAGTCAGAGAAGCAACAAAACAAGGATATGCGGTGGCTGATGTTGGAGATAGTATCAACTTCTCACATCCCAACTCAAAAACCCGCCGTGGTCGAGTAGGAAAAAACATCGCTAATACATTACTTACAAGCGATGAACAAGGAGTTGTATTATCAGATTACAAGATTAGAAAACTTACACCCCGTGAGTGTTGGAGATTACAAGGCTTTCCCGATTGGGCGTTTGACAAAGCACAAGCTGTTAACAGTAACAGCCAGTTGTACAAGCAAGCTGGTAACAGCGTTACAGTGAATGTAATAGAAAAAATAGCAAAAAGATTAAAATAAAAAGAGTAAGGATATTTAAAAATGCAGATTGTAGTATATGAGCTATGCAATTACTTTTTATATGCACTAGATATAGTAAGTTTTATTATAGCGGTTGTAATGATAGTAAGTTTTATAGTTTCAATCGTTAGAGATAAAAGAGCGAAGCATAGAAAAAAATGATAAAGGAAGTCAAGAATGGATAACAAAAAGAATTTAATAGAATTATTAGAATACATTAACCCTGCTATTCTTGATTATCAAGAATGGGTTAACGTGGGAATGGCCATGAAACATGAAGGGTTAACAGCACAAGAATGGGATCAATGGTCGCAAGCTGATCCAAGGTATAAGCCTGGTGAATGTTTTAGAAAGTGGGAAACTTTCCAGGGTTCTAGCGCTGGTAAGCCTGTTACTGGTGGAACGATATACCAGATGGCTGTTGAGAATGGATATTCACCAGTATATATGGACTTTGAAAACTCACATGCACTTAATTGGGATGATGAAATTAATAACGATGGTGATTATAAGTTCATTGACAAAAGCTGGATAGAAGGAAAAGAAATTCAAGAGCCAACACACTGGCAACCAGCACAAGAGCTAATAACGTATTTAGAAACGCTGTTTCAGAGTACAGAAAACGTTGGTTTTGTTACTGAAACTTATCCTTTAGAAGATAAAGAAGGTAACACGGTTCACAAACCCAAGAAAGGTGTTTTTGATAGAACAGCTGGCCACTTAATAGAAAAACTTCACAAGTATAAAGATGATATAGGTTTTGTTATTGGAGATTATAACAAAGAAGCGGGGGCCTGGATAAGGTTTAACCCATTAGATGGTAAAGGCGTTAAAAACGATAACGTAACAGAGTTTAGGTATGCACTTGTTGAAAGTGATAGAACAAGCATATCACAACAAAACGCTATTATCCGTGAGTTAGAGTTGCCAGTTGCTTGCCTTGTGCATAGTGGTGGTAAGTCAGTACATGCGATAGTTAAGATAGATGCTAGAGATTATCACGAGTACCAGAAAAGGGTTGATTACTTGTATAAAGTATGTGCTAAGAACGGCCTTGCAGTTGATACTCAAAATAAAAACCCATCGCGTTTGAGTAGGATGCCTGGAGTAATTAGAAACGGTCGTAAACAATTCTTAATAGACACTAACATTGGTAAGCAAAGCTGGGATGAATGGTTTGAATATATAGAAGATTTAAACGATGATTTACCAGATCCAGAGAATTTAGAAGACTTCTGGGATGATATGCCAGAACTAGCACCAGAATTAATAAAAGGGGTGCTTAGACAAGGCCATAAAATGCTAATAGCTGGGCCTTCTAAAGCTGGAAAGAGTTTTGCACTAATAGAGATGGCCATTGCCATTGCTGAAGGTAAGAAGTGGTTAAACTGGGAATGTGCGCAAGGTCGTGTATTGTACGTTAACTTAGAACTGGATAGAGCCAGCTGTTTACATAGGTTTAAGGATGTGTACACAAGCATGGGGCTTAGTGCTAACAACTTACAGAACGTGCATATCTGGAACTTACGAGGGAAAACAGTACCAATGGATAAGTTGGCACCGAAACTAATCAGAAGGGCGCATAAGAAGAATTACACAGCTGTAATTATAGATCCTATTTACAAGGTTCTTACTGGTGATGAAAACAGTGCTGACCAGATGGCGCATTTTACTAACCAATTTGACAAGGTGGCCACTGAATTAGGTTGTTCGGTTATTTATTGCCACCATCATTCTAAAGGTTCACAAGGTGGTAAAAAGTCAATGGATAGGGCCAGTGGTAGTGGAGTGTTTGCAAGGGATCCAGATGCATTAATAGACCTGGTAGAGTTGGATATTCCAGAAACGCTGCTTAAGACTCAAATTAATAACGAATTAGTTAAGTATTACGAGGATAGAATTAAAACACTTAACAACAAGTATTACACAATGAAAATTGGTATGGATGACCATTATGATTATGAAAAGATGAAATACCATGCTGAACAGAGTTTAAGTGGCCATTTAATGGAAGTTAGAGCAAAAGCCAAGGAGATAGAAGCTAGAGTCAAACAACAAACAGCTTGGCGCGTTGAAGGTACACTAAGAGAGTTTGCGAAGTTTGAGCCAGTCAATATATGGTTCAATTATCCAAAACATACCATTGATGATGTTGGTGTACTTGCTGACTTAGAAGCTGATAGCAATGGTAATAAGTATAGTAAGGCCAAAAAAGCACGTACTGAACAAAACAGCGAAAACAATAAAGATAACTTACTAGAGTTTGAAAATGCCGTTGAAAATTGTGCGTTTGGTGAAGAACCAACAAAAAAAATGGTCGCTGATTACTTGGGCGTGAGTGTAAGAACTATAGATAGAAGATTAGAAAATAATAAAATATTTTGGTTTGATAAGAATACAAAAACCATTAAAAAAAGATAGACAAGACAGACAAAATATAGTCGTGTCTAAATTGGACACGACTTAAAAAAAGTAGTCGTGTCTATTATGGACATGACTTAAAATTTAGGTCGTGTCTAAGACGGAAACACCCATATATCTAAGATATATGATATTGGATTGGGATGGGTTGGACAGTACAGGGTTGGACAGTACAGGGGGTTTAAAAACCACCCCCTGTCTGTACCAACACCGTCCTGTACATCGCGCCCATGACCAAAATGGAAAAATGGAAAATGGTAAAAAAATAAAATGGAGTTAAGGAAGTGAAAATTAAAAATGGCAATTCAGTTTTTTGTCCCACTGAAAAAAATTCCAAAGGTAACACATCAAGATAAAATTATTTCGGTTAAAAATGGTAAACCAATTATTTTTGACTCACCGCGTTTGAAGGAAGCAAAAAGTATTTTTGAAAATGGTCTTGCTGGGTTTGCTCCGAAACATAAAGATCAAATGTTAAATGCACCTATTGGGGTGGAATTATATTGGTGTTTCCCAGTGGAGAAAGATAAACAACCTGGTGACTATCATGTGGTTAAGCCAGATGCTGACAACCTAGCTAAAACTTTCATTGATAGGATGACTTACATGGGCTTCTGGAAAGATGATTCACATGTCAGCAAGGTGGTCAGTGAGAAAAGGTACGATAAATTCAGTGGTGTTTTTGTTAAAGCTTACGAGCTATAAAAGAAGGTAGGATAACAATGGTTAAGAAGATTAAGAAAAAAAAGAGTAAACAAGATAAAAAAAGAATTAGCGCCCAGGAACGTATCCAAGAAGAAATGGCCTTTAACAAACGTGCTAAGGATCTGGCCAGCTTGGTGAACTTAGAAAAGAAAGTTATGTTTGTTGATTGTGCATTGGCAATAGCGTGGACTTTAAGACAAGATCATCATTTTGGTAAGAAAAGGTTAGTAGATTTTTTGGATAGGTACCTGGATGTAACACTAGATTGGAGAAGCGGTCGTTATTATGATCGTGAAATGATGCTAGAAACATTACAACAAGAACTGGGCTTTGACTTTGAGAGTTATATGGTGGAACAGATGAAAAACCATGTTGATAAGTTGATGGCCTGGGAATTAGAAGAAAAGGAAGGTGATGGCAATGGAAAGACAACGTAAGTTTAGAAGTAAGTTCGATAAGGTGATGCACGAAAAAGGTATTACTAACGAGGAACTAGCTGAAAAAACTGGGCTTGCTATTGGTAGTATTAGGAACCTAAGAAGAACGGGTGTTGAGCATTGTCGTTACAGAACTTTAAGGAAACTATGTGAAGCGTTGGGGGTTAAGGGTTATGAATTATGATGATGTAATTGAAGTTAGGTTGTATAACCCTACACCGTGGGAGATTATCCAGGAAATAAAATTAAAGAAGCTGCTTGGTTATTACTTAGCTGATACAGAATGGGCTTCTGATGAAAAATATAAAATCTTAGTAACTTTGAAATTTGAACTCTTGAAGGAGTAAAAAGAATATGGCAAAGAAAAAGACATTTAAAAAGATTTATGCTTTTTATCATCGTGATACATTCATTTGCATGGGAACTATACCAGAAATATGCAGGTACACTGGAAAACCAAAAAGCACTATATGGGCTTATGGGAACGAAAGGTACAAGAATGGTAATTCTTACGTGCTTATAGAAGTTGAAGACGATGAAGAAGATGAAATTATTGAAGATCAAGGAGATTAGAAAGATATGTTTAATAAATTAAATAGAATTGAAGAACTAGATTGCACAACGGTAGATGGAGTTAAAGGGTTTATTGAAGATTATATTAATAATTCATTTATTGACTTACAAGAGTTTAATAAGGAAACTGAAGAAATTATTGATATTAAGGTTATACCAGCAGCAAATAAGATTAAAATTCTTATTTTCGTTGGTGATAAATAAAATCTAACTAAAAGGAGTGAGTAATATGTTACAACCTAAGATTTATAGTAAGAAAGACAAGAAGGTATTAGAAGTAATAGAAATGGACTTTAATTATAAAGTTATTGTTGTTAGAGATATTGATAATACTGTAGGAACATTAAATTTTTCTGATGTTGAATTTATGGATAACACGGGGTTCAAAGATAAGAACGGGGCCAATATTTATACTGGGAATATCGTGGAATATGTACGAAGACATCCAGATGTTGGAACGCTTAGAGGGATAATATGTAAGAATGAATATGGCGCTTATGTTATTGAGTTGTATGTTATGAAAAATAGGATGGATGAAGTTTGTGAAACAATAGATCAAATGCTTGGTTCAAAGGTCGAGTACGAGAAACCTAATTTAAGTTTCTTATTGGATGGTACAACACATGATGGTTGCGTTGTGCTTGGGAATATTTACGAAGATAAGGAGCTGTTAAAATGTTAGGTAGAAATAGTCAAGAATTTATAGATGCTTCAATTATGAAAGCTGAAATAGAAACAACGGGTTACAAAGGTGGAGGATCAAAAAAAGGAGGATATATCGAAGTTGTACTGAAGGATATATCAGCTACAAATTGGGACACAACAGTGGTACAAGATTATAAAACTTGTGAATTAGGTAATTTACAAAAAATTAAAATTGTATTTAAAGGTGATAGTGAAATAAAAAATTTTCATAAAATAATAACCCAATGGAAAGAATATCTGGATTACCAGTTAGGAGTTGAATAAGAATGTTAGGATATATATTTGAATGGCTTGTATTGATGATATTGGTTGGGCTGGTGCTAAAGATTTTTGGAGAGAATTTAAGATCAGAATATGTATATTTATTTACAGCTATTTGGGGTGTTGCTAATCTATGCATTAGCTTAGATAAATAAAGGAGAAAAAAGAATGAATAAAGAAGAATTAATCAAAGAATACGATAAAAAAGCAAAAGCATTACGTGATGAATTTATTAGTAAGTTAGAAGATGACAAGAAAGAGTTTGAAGTTGAGTTACCTAACAAATATGACGTTTTATATTTTATAGATGATATATCAAGTGAAGTTTATATGACAGGGTTTTCTACTTCTAAAAATGAAATAGCTAGGTATTTAAGAGGTTATTTTTTTGAAACTAAAGAAGAAGCTGAACAGCATCTAAAAGAATGTAAGTTACTGTTCACAATAAAGAAATGGGCTAAAGAAAAAAATGAAGGTTGGGTGCCTGATTGGGGAAGTGTATTTCAAGAAAAATATTATATATTTTATGATTATTATAGAAAAGAGTTATGCACTAGTTTTAACAACTCTACAGGTGCTATTAATAAACTACCATATTTCAAAACAAGAAAAATAGCTCAAGAGTGTATTGACTTGTTTGGAGATGAAATAATAGAGGTGTTGTGCAATGAAGTGGAATAAATTAGAGGTAAAACCGTTGCCTATAGAGGAACAAACAGAACATAGTTATAAAACTATGTGGGAAGGCCCTGTGCCAGAAATTAATGAAGAAGTGTTAGTAACTGTTCCATCATGTTGGGGAGGTTTTGTTGATACATATATTGACACATGGATAGAATTTGATAACGGAGTAGGGTTTGAATATACTGATGATAATATTATTTACTGGATGGAATTTCCACAATATAACGGAGAATTAGAAGAATAAAGAGGGGTTACATTAATGAAATTAGAAGATTTAAGTGCAGTTCAAACTATATTGAATGAAATAAATAATAATAGACTTGTTATCTAAAATATTAATTGTGATTTTTATATACATGTTGACTTGGTAACGCCAGAATTTAAACCAGGCGGGATCATAGTACCAGATACCATGAAAAAATCTATAGTAATAATGTTTGAAAGAAGAAATGAGTTTCTTATAGATGAGTTGAAAGCGTTAGGGGTGGAATTGTAATGAATGAACAAGTAAAAGATATGTTAAAACAAAAAGCTGATTATGAAAAAGAAGTGTTGACTAAGTATTACATCCTGGAGAAAGACGGATCTTGTTGGTTGACTAGTGCATATGATCGAAGGACTGTTATGCTGTGTGCAAAACGTGGGTTGTTATTCAAGACTGAAGAACAAGCTAGAAAATATGATGCAAAACGCCGTTTAAACTTTGATATGGAGAATTGGGCTAATATATATAACGATGGATGGCAACCTAATTGGTGTAATATTCACCAGGATAAGTATTGTATTGAAATTACACCCTCTACGGGCCATTTCTATATAGCTAGAAGGCACGCTATTAATCATTTAGGGTTATTCCCTTGTCTTAAGTCAGAGGAGCTTGCTGGGGCGTTTATTAAGGAGTTCGGGGAAAGAATAAAGGAGTTGTTGATTGATGATTGTACTAAAGGCAAAAATAGACGAGAAGAATAAGAACAAAATTGTGATTAATTCTAAAGACTTGGCCGAAAAGCTGAATGATAAATATATGGACTCCCGTGCAATTGGGGTGCTAGAGTTTATCGAAGAATTAGAGATCACGGAGTTTGTTATTGAAAGGGATGAAGTGAATGGGTTACACTAAAGAGGATGCTAAGTGGTTCTTAGAGAACTACAATAACATTAGGATGGAATGCAATGACTTTCTTTTGAATGGTAGACAACCAGGTGATAAGAGTGAAGTGAGCACTCAAAAGACTGGAAGGGAAAACGAAAGGAATTTAATTAAAAAGTTAGACAATAAGAAGTATCAAGAAAATAAACGTATTCTAAAGTGTATCGATACTTTTCTGGATGGACTAGACCAAGAACAATACAGACTTGTACACGCTAGGTATTTGGTTAAACCAAGGATGAAAATTTATGATATTGCTTGTAAATATCATATGCATATATCAACGGTTAAACGTAAACAGAAAAGTTTGTTAGAAGATTTTTTAACAATTATAAATAATTCATAAAAGTTGAGCCATTTGAGCCATTTTTATGTGCTATAATAGTATTGTAAGAATTTAACGGAAAGGCAGCCATTAATTAATTACTGAACTTAGTTGCAGGAGTTTAGAGTTAGATAATTGATCCTTTTCATTTAAAAAAATGTATATATTTCTGGTTATGTGTTGGGTTTTCCACAATATTTCCCAACATGTAATAATTACTTACTTAATTTTATATATAAACAACGTATTAAGCATAAAATACCTTTGCTTTTCCGTTAAACAATTACAAAAAATCTGTTGATAATAAGCTAATTTTTATTAATATTTTTTCTTCTTATTTGTTATTTTGGAATGTAACATAAATTATTTTTATACAAACCTTTATAAAGCGCTTTAAATAGCGCTTTTTCTTATGCTTAAAAGAGAAAAAAAGAAGGGAGCCATAACGAGAATGCAGCGAGAGAAAATACAACTAGAAAAACTGAAGGAGTACAAGCGCAACGCTAAGGTACACACACGCGCGCAAATACAACATATTGCTAACTCAATTCAAGAATTTGGGTTCAATGATCCGATTGAGATTGATGAAAACAATATGATATTGAGTGGCCACGGGCGTGTTGAAGCCGCTAAGTTGTTGGGACTTACTGAAGTGCCTTTTGTTAGGTTAGAACACTTAACAGAGGATGAAAAGAAGGGTTATATCTTGGCTGCTAATGCTACGAATATGGCAACTGGGTTCGACAACGAGATACTTAACATCGAACTTAAAGACATTGAAATTGATATGACTAAGTTCGGGTTAGAGTTTGAACCTATTGAAATTGAGTTGGATAATACCAACAATGAAATTGATGAAGATGATGATAAAGAACATCACCGCGATACAACGATAGAACAGTATAACCTATTTGAATACGATGAAAAACGTACAGAAGGCTTTTATCAGATGCCTTATATTGATGGGGTTGATCATGAGCCAACTGACTTGCAAGGCTTTAATTATGTGCTTAATAAGCCAGATTATCGCAAGGGCGTTCATTTCTACTTAGATGATTACCAATTTGAAAGAATTTGGCAACGCCCAGGATATTACATTGAAAAGCTAACGAATTTTGATTGTGTTCTAACGCCAGATTTTAGCTTATACATGGATATGCCGATTGCAATGATGGTCTGGAATGTGTACAGAAGCAGGCTTATTGGTCAGATAATGCAAGATCACGGCTTAACAGTAATACCAACCGTTTCATGGGCTGGGAAAGATAGCTTTAACTTCTGTTTCGATGGATTGCCAAGTAATTCAACGTTATCTATATCGACTATTGGAGTTAAAAGGGATAGCGATGCTATGGCAGTATGGGAAGCGGGAGTTCGTGAGATGTTAAATAGGTTAACGCCAACTAGATTAATTGTGTATGGTGGTGAATTAGAATTTGATTATGGTGAAGGCGTTGAAGTGATACACATTAGCAATGCTGTAACCGATAGAATGAAAGAAGGTGATAAAAATGGGAAGTAGAGGAGCAAGTTCTGGAAGATTAAAGAATAAAGGTATTCATAGTAATGGTTTAGTTGCCATTAGAAAGACTAATAACTATAAGATAGGAACTAACCCTAATAAGCTGGATGCAGCAACCCAAAAAGGGTTGAAACGAATAATAAGAAGACGAACTAATCACGAAAGATTTTTAAGAGAAGAAAGAGTTAAACGCGCTAACGGCCATAAAGGTACTAACCATAATTTTTATGAACCGAAAAGGTATAGTCAATTTAGATATGCTAGGTTAATGGATGGCTTAGAAATAAAAGCACAAAGGCTTAACCCACATGACCAGAAAAAGGAACATGATGCTATTAGAAATAGAATAAATTTCCTAAGAGAAAAAAATAAAAAGATTAGACCGAAAGGTTATTTGAATTACTAAAGGAGTTGAATAAATTATGGCTGGGAATGGTAATGAAAAAAGCTTAGCAAACCTTAAACCTTTTGGCACTCTGGATCCAGCCCACCATAAAGAACTATCAAGGAGAGGAGCCCACGCCGCTAATAAAGCACGGCGCAAGAAAGCTGATCTTAAGAAAGCGTTAGAGGTAATACTGGCCGCTGATGTCACTGGTGAAAAAGCTAAGGACTTGTTAGAGTCGCTAGGGTTTGAAGCAACCAATGAAATGCTGTTAGCTTTCCAGATGTTCCAGCAAGCAGCTAACGGAAATGTAAGGGCGTTTGAAGCTATTACCAAGGTGACAAACGTTAAAGATAAACATGACATTGCTGAACAGAAAGCACGAACTAAATTAATAGCGCAACAAGCTAAGATGGCTGAAGCTGAACTAAATACAAATAACAGTCAAGAAGATAAGATTTCAGACTTGTTCAAGCTGGTGGATGGTGAGATCAATGAACTTAAATAGATTGTACACCCCTAAACAGATTGAAATACTTAAGCGAACCAATACGGAAGACTTCTTTATACTTGGCTTACATGGTGCGAAAAGAACTGGTAAGACTGTTATTAATAATGATATATTCTTAAGGGAATTAATAAGGGTTCGTAAGATTGCTGATAATCTTAAGATAAAAGAACCAATGTATATATTGGCTGGTGTATCGAGTAAGACAATTCAAAACAACGTTTTACAAGAGATATACAATAGATACCAGTTAGACATTAAGTTTGATAAACACAACTCATTTACGTTGTTCGGTGTTAAGGTTGTTCAGGCCTTCACTGGTACAATAGGTGGCTTAGGTGGTATCAGAGGTATGACAGCGTTCGGCGCTTATGTCAACGAAGCATCCCTGGCCAATGAGAAAGTGTTTAAAGAGATCGTATCCCGCTGTTCTGGTGATGGTGCTAGGATTGTGTTTGATACCAACCCAGACAACCCAGAACACTGGTTAAAGAAAGAATATATTGATAGCAAAAGCGAAAACATAATATCTTATCATTTTGAATTAGATGATAACACATTCTTATCACCAAGGTATATCCAGAATATTAAAGAGTCAACGCCTTCTGGTATGTTCTACGATAGAGATATTAGAGGTTTATGGGTTACTGGTGAAGGTGTTGTGTACAGTGATTTCGATAGTAACAAGCACTTTATTAATGATGTTGATAACATTGAGTTTGAAACTTACATAGCTGGAGTTGACTGGGGTTACAGTCACTTTGGTAGTATAGTGGTATTTGGTATAGACAAGCTAAATAACTGGTACTTACTGGAAGAACATGCTAAGCAATTCAAAGAAATAGATTATTGGGCTGATGTTGCGCTTGATATTAAGGCGCGATATGGCAACATAAACTTTTATTGTGATAGTGCAAGGCCAGAACACGTTGAACGCTTCAGACGGGAACGTATAAGGGCCATAAACGCCGATAAAAGTGTATTAAGTGGGATAGAGGAAGTGGCAAGGTTGATAAAACTTGGCCGCTTTTTTGTTGTATCTGACAAAGTGAAGGTTTTTAAGAAAGAAATTTATAACTATGTATGGGATGAAAAGACTGGGAACCCAGTAAAAGAAAATGATGACGTGATGGACTCAATGAGATATGCAATATACTCTCATATGAGATTAAAAGCTAGAAGAAAGGGGGCTGATCGCTAGATGAATACTAATAATGAATTTATAGAACAGATCCAGGCAAGTGGGATAACAAAAGAAATAATCATCAAGGTAATAGAGAAAAACATTGCTAAGATGAACAAAAACAAGACTAAATACAACCGTTATAAGGGCGTTGAAGTACCTATTTTCCAACAAGAAGCGGTTAAACTAGGTGACTTTGAAACTGGTGGTAATGTTTATCGTATCGATGACAAGATACATAATTCAGTTGCTAACAGTTATGACAGTGACATAGTCGATACTAAAACTGGTTATATGTATGGTGTACCTATTGTTTACGACTATGACAAAGAAGACGATAAGCTAAAAGAAAAGATTAAAAACTTTAACTTAAGAAACTTGGCTGAAGATTTAGATAGTGAACTTGGTAAACTGGCCACTATTTGCGGTTATGCAGCAAGGTTATGTTACATCGACTTAGAAGGTAATGAACGTATTAAAAACATCAAGCCTTGGGAAGCTGTATTCTTTGGTGATAACATTTCAGAACCAGTATATGCTATGCGATATGCTGTTGACAATGACAACAATATTGAATGTGAATTTTACGATGATAAGTATATTTATTACTTTAAGGGCCAAAATGGTAGTATAAATTTTGTCGATCAACAATTACATATGTTCGAGCATGTGCCACTGTTCGGAGTTAAGAACAACGATGAATTAATGGGCGATGCTGAAAAGGTGTACACATTAATAGATGCTTATGACAAGATAGTATCTGGCGCAGTCAGTGAGATAGAAGCGGGAAGGCTTGCTTACTTGGTGCTTAAGGGAATGGGTGCTGATCCAGAAACACTGGAACAGTTACACAAGACTGGAGTATTTGAATTGATTGATGAAAGAATGGATATCAAGTACTTAACTAAAGATGTTAACGATACAATTATAATGAATGTGCTTGGGCTTTTAGATGATAACATTGCTAAGTTCGCTAAGACTGTAAACTTTAATGATGAAACATTTGGCGGGAATAGTTCTGGTGTTGCTATCAGATACAAACTAATGGCGCTAGAGAACAAGTCAATAGTTTCAGAACGTAAGTTCAAGAGTGCTTTAATGTATCAATTTAAAGTTCTGTTTACAGCTTGGAAACATAGAGGGTTTAGCTTAAATGATGAGTCTTACCTGGATATGTATTTCACGTTCACTAGAAATATACCAGTAAACAGACTAGAAGAAGCACAGATCTTAACAACATTACAAGGCGTGGTTAGTGAAGATACACGATTAAGTCAATCAACTTTAATAGATGATGTTGACTTTGAGAAAGAAAAGCTAGAAGAAGAAGCTTTAAGGTATTCTAACGAGCCACTAGAACCGATTGAAGGTGAAGAAGATGTTAACAGAACTAGAAGCAAAGATAGCGCAGTATAGCGTTGAAGCGAATGAAGCCATTGACCAGGTATTCTTGAACTTAACACAAGAGTACTTGGGCTTACTTGGTCAGATGTATGGTTCACTTAGTAAAGGTGGCCAGCTTACTTGGTCGCAGCTTTCAAAGTATGGACGATTAAGAAAGTTTATGAAACAGTTCGAAAGTAAGACTACTGGAGCATACAAGAGTATCTTAAAAGAGATTAGAAACTCTAATAGGAATGTATTCCTGGAGCAACGAATATACGATATATACGACACCAAGATACAAAGCGCTATAGAGATGGGTTTTGACATCCCAAGCGAAAATGTACTTAATAAGCTGCTTAACAACCCTATTGATAAGATGAAACTACCTAACGTACTGGCACAACATCGAAGTGAGATAGTAAGAGAGATACAGAAGACTATAACACAAGGTGCTATTAAGGGTGATAGTTACGAGAAAACAGCCCAGGAGATTAGCAAGAAGGTAGGAATAAGCGCAACTAAAGCGCGCCGCGTTGTTAGAACTGAAAATGGACGTGCTAGAACAATGGCAACTTTAGAAAGTGATAAACAATTAAGGAAGGCTGGTATATCAGTAAACAAGTACTGGTTGGCAACCTTAGATAGTAGGGTTAGGGCTTCACATGCAGCGCTAGACGGTCGTAAAGCTGATGAAGATGGTTACTTTCACAGTGGTGGCCATAAAGCAAAAGGGCCAAGGATGTTTGGAGTACCAAGCGAAGATATAAATTGCCGATGCCATGTACTTAGGGGTTTACCTAAGTTCAGAACATCGAGAAATTACAACGATCCTAAGTACCAGAAAAAACTGGCCAAGAGGGTAACAGAACTAATTAAACATGAAGATTTAAGCAAGGGTGAAGCTGAAAAGCGCGCTAAGCGTGAAGTAGTTGCACCTAACAAAAAGATAGAGTATGTCACTTACAACGAGTGGCGCAAAGATTTTATTAAAGATAACAAAGAACTTTATAAAGAAAATATAAAGAAATAAAATTTGTCCTGGATAAGACGTTAAACTTTCTAAATAAAATACATCAGAACATTAAGGCGCGAACTTAATGGGCGGGAGGTAAACACATGGACTTACAAGAAGTCAAAACATTTATAGAAACTAATTCACAAGATAGCGCGGTTAGTGAATATCTAAGCGAACTGAAGAAACCAACGGCCGAAGTAGTAAACAGTTACTTAGATAGTCAAGAAGGCGCAAAGCTTTTACAACCAAGACTAGACAGCCACTTTTCTAAAGGGTTACAGACTTGGAAAGATAACAACTTAAGTAAGCTTGTTGATGAAGAAGTTTCTAAGCGCAACCCTGGAGAAACTCCAGAACAAAAAGAAATAAGAGAACTTAAGGCACAACTTGAAAGCGATAGACTGGAAAGAGAACGTGAAAAGCTCACTAATTTAGCTATGAAGAAAGCTAATGATCTGGGCTTACCTTTAGATTTTGTCAATCATTTAATTGGTAATGATGAAGATGAAACTAACACAAACTTAGAAAGTTTTAACGAATTATTCCAAAACGCTGTACAAAGCCAAGTAGATGCTAAGTTCAAAAACAATGGCCGTGAAGTGAAGACTTTTGAAAGTGGCCAAAACAATTCAAATAATATAGCTGAAATAGCTAATCAATTCAATATAAGAAAGTAAGAGGTATAATTATATGACAACAAAACCACATAACCCGAATAACGTATTATTACAAGATGCGAAAACTGGTAAAATTCCAGAGTCTGAAGGTACACTAGTACTAAAAGAAGTAATTAAAAATTCAGCTGTAATGCAGTTAGCTAAATATGAGGATATGCAAGGAAAACCTAAGAAAAAATTCACATTCTTAGCTAAAGGGCCTGGGGCTTACTGGGTGTCAGAAGCTGAACGTATTCAAACTTCTAAAGTTGAATGGAAACAAGCTGAAATGGAAACTAAAAAACTTGGTGTTATTATTCCATTCTCTAAAGAGTTCTTACGTTACAGCGTTCAAGACTTTATGAAAATTGCAGCACCATTAATCGCTGAAGCATTTTATAGAGCGTTTGACTCAGCTGTATTATTTGGTACTGACTCACCATGGGGTACTGGAAAATCAATCTTTGAAATGGCTGAAGCTAAAAGTAAAACAGTTACTGAAGGTACTGGGAAAAACCTTTACTTTGATTTAGCTGACTTATTAGCATTAGTTGAAGCTGATGAACATGATCCTAACGGGTTATTAACATCAAGAGCGTTTAAAGCTAAAATGAGAAGTGTAACAGATACAAATGGATATCCAATGTTTGATTCTAAATCAAATGAGATCTTAGGATTACCAATTTCATACACATCAAAAGATATCATTGACAAAACTAAAGCAGTTGCTTTAACTGGTGACTGGGACTATGCACGTTATGGAGTGTTACAAGATATTGAGTACGCAGTATCAACTGATGCACAATTATCAACTATCCAAGGCGCTGATGGTAAACCTGTAAACCTATTTGAACAAGATATGTTTGCGCTAAGAGCTACAATGCATGTTGCTTACTTAAATGTTAAAGATGATGCATTTGCTGCTTTAAAACCTAAAGCACTTTAATAAATAAATAAGCGAGGTGAATGGCTTGATTAAGGTACAAACGCCAGACGGTCGAATAGTAGAGGTTACTGAATTTGCATATGAGAACGTATATGCACATCAGAAATATACTATTGTTAAGGAAAAGGCTGCCACTCCTAAGAAAGCAGCTAAAAAAGAAGTAAAAGAAGCTGATACAGATGAATAATTATCTAAAAAAAATTAAAATGCTATCCAATATTAAGAGTGATGAACACGATGAGTTTATCACTCTATACTATTCTATTTGCTTAGACTGGGTGAAAGCTTATTGTAACAATGATTTTGATGATGAAGTACCACAAGCCGTTTTACTGTTTATTTCGAAAGCAATAAAACTAAACATGGTACCAGTCGAATTAAAATCTAGGTCAATGGGAACAGTATCGTACACTTACAATACTGAATATCCCGAAAGTATGCTTTCATTGCTAACGCCATATAGAAGGTTGAAATTCCATGCTTTTTAATGAGTTTCCACACATCGTAGAAGTACACGCCAAAAAATACATTGAAGACGAAGCGGGCGGCCATACTGAAACTGATGAAGTGGTTAAGCAATTAGAGTGCTTTGTTGACACTCCAAGCAGTAACGAACGCTTGCAAGCTGCTAGATTAGAATTTACTTTTGATAGATACTTATATTTCAGATATAACGAATTAGAACATCTTGCAAAAGATATGATAATAGTTTATTTGGGTGTTAGATATGAGTTCGTAAGTGATTTCGAAGATCAAGGCGGCCAACAAGAGATTATAAGGGCTGCTATTAGAAGATGTCAATAAAGTTTGGAAACCCAGCATTAGAAGCATATGCGAGGGCTTATACTCAAAAGGTAAGTAAGAAAGTACAAAGGATAGTAGCAAGAACAGCCCATACAATAGAAGATAATGCTAAGGGGCTTGCGCCAGTTGATGAAGGCCAGTTAAGAGGATCGATAGAAAGTTCTGTTGGTGGGTTCACCGCTGATGTACGAGTTGGAGCCGAACACGGGATATACGTGGAATTTGGTACTGGTATATATGCAACTAGAGGAAGTAGAGCGAAAAAAATTCCTTGGCGTTTCTATTCAACTAAATTAAATAGGTGGGTGACAATGTATGGTATGCACCCCCAACCGTTCTGGTATCCATCAATTGAAATTGGTCGAGCGTTCTGGATATCTGAATTAAGTAGTCTTTAGGAAAGGAGATAATCAATAATGATAAAAACATCACTATTACCTTTACAAATAGCATTGTTTAAAAGGTTAAAAGAAACTGGATATAAGGTATTTGATTATGTTGAACATAGTACTGAATATCCTTATCTAGTTGTTGGTACTCCAGAAACTAAAGAATTTATTACTAAAACTAATTTTGGTGAAGAAGTGATTTTCACAATTCACGCCTGGAGCAATTACAAAGGTAAAAAAGAATGTTATGAAATGTTAGATAGTGCGCTTAAGACTATATCAAAGAAACACTTAGAGTTAAATGAAGAATTTAAAGTCTTTAAAACTGAAATGCTAACACTTACTGTTATTGATGATATAGATGGTCGTACACAACATGGAATACTAAGGTTAAAATTTTATATAAAGGAGAACTAAACTATGCCAAAAAGTGGTAAAGATACAGTATTAATTTTACAAGTGGAAGATAAAGCTAAAGGAGATAAAGGTTGCATCGTTGGAAGTTTAACAGAAACTAAACATGCAATTGAAAACGACTTAGCTGATGAACAAACTAAATTTGGGCGTGTGTTAGCTTATGGGCCAACATCAGAGTCACTAGAATTTACTTGTTATGGTGAAAGTGATGATGAAGGACAAAAAGAAGTTATGCGCGCTATTAAAGATAAGAAAGAGATCAAAGCATGGCTTATCGATAAAACGTTAAAAGCTAATGAAAAACACGATGCAGTATTTGCACGTTGCTTAATTGAGTCAGTTGAAAAAGAAGAACCAGCTGATGGGTTTGTTGAATTAAACGGAACATTACAGGTAATTGGTGAGTCTAAACTTGGTGAGTTAGATAAATTACCAGATGAGTTCTTAAACGCTGGAAGTTATGACTTTGAAAAACCAGGAGAAACTACTGGTAATGTACGTACAAAAAAGTAACGGCGCCAGCTAGTGAAGTGGCAACTGAACGAGGTGGCCAACCAGCAAGAGTAGAAAGCATATAATAAAGGGTGAATAATCACCCTTTTTAATTTTATTTAAAAACAAGGAGAATACAACAATGGCAGCATTTTTAACTATTAAAGGAAACGAATACGAAGCAAAAGGAACGTTTGCATTTGCTAAACGTGCTAAGCAAGAATATCAAAATGGAAACGAACAAACAGATGCTTTTTCTGATATTTTTATGGGAATTATCCAAAACGATGAAGAAGCACTTGTAAAATTCTGGGATTGCGGTACAGCTTATATACCTAACCGAAAATTTAAGCGTGAAGATATTGAACAAGCTTTACAAGAAAGAATTGATGAAGAAGGAGATACTTTACAATTATTTAAAGAAGCAATGAGTGTGTTGGATGATAGTGCTTTTTTCAGAAGAAAAGCAGCGAAGTTGAAAGATGGCTTAACGATCTTAAATACTCAAGGGAAGACGGAAACGGAGAAGGAAGACAACAAGAGAGCTTATCAAATGATCAAGGAGTCACTGAAAGATCTGGGAGTAACGGTATAAATTTTGATGACTTTGAACAAAGTGTATCAAGGTATTTAAAAGTTTATGATGTGCAGTTGATGTATTCATGGACTAATAGGGAATATCAGAACTTTTTAAAAGGTGCATTCCTGGACGAGATAGACGAATTAGAACGCTTTTCAATCGCTGCTATATTCAATGCGCGTGCTAACAATGAAAAACGTATCACCTCTAAAAAGCTATTTAATGGAGATAAGGCCCGCAAGAAAGTTCTGAAGAAAAATGAAGAAAGAGGCCAAGTATATTCTAAGGAGCAAACAGAAGCCCTTAGAAACTGGTTTAACGATTACCGAGAAAAATAGAATTTAGAAGGAGGGTGCGCGCTATGCAGGAACGTTTTAATGCTAAGATAAGTGCTGATATATCAAGTTTCTTACGTAAAATGTCACAAGTTGACAAGAAGATTAAAGAAACAGCTTTTGAGTGTACAAAACCAATTGATGCTGATATTAAAAGAGCAATGACAAAAATGGAACGAGTAGACCAAAAAGCAAAAGAATTAGCAAAAGAAAGCAAAAAGGACGTTGATGCTAACGTGACTAAGGCCATTGCTAAATTGAACCAAGTTAACGAAAAAGCGCGTGAAGTATCTAGGGAAGAAACAAAACCTATAGATGCTGATATAACACGCGCTAAACGTAAGCTTGATGAGATTAAGATTATCGCTACACAGTGGAGCAAGGATCATATTAAAAAGCCAGTCACATTAGATATTAGCGAATATCGCAAGAAAATGGCTGAATTAAAAGCCAGTGAGAGCGGTTTGCGTAAGAAAATAGAGGTTTCTGTTCACGCTGATACAAAAGGCTTTACAGCTAAGTTAAACGCGTTATTAGCGAAGAAAAGGGACTACCACATTAATGTTAAAGCCAGAACGGCTTTATTCAGAAAAGAAATAGCTAACTTAAAAGCTAGACAAATTGGAAAAGAAATATTCTTGCAAATAAGAGCAAGAAACGAGCGTTTTTATAGAGATTTAGACAACATCGCTGAGTCAATCAGATCTTGGGGTGTTGTTTTAGGTAATATTTTAAAAGGTACATTTATAGCTGTAATACCATCCATCGCGGCTTTTGGTGCTGCTGCTACTGGTGCATTAGCAACCGTTGGAGCAATGACTGGAGTATTGACTGGTGGTTTACTAGGGCTTACTAGTGCGTTTGGGGTTGCGGCCGCTGCTATTGGAGCGTTCGCAGTTACAGCTGTTGGCCACATGAAAAAGTTCAAGGACTTTATGAAAGGTGAAGGCCCAGGGACTAAAGAGATGGAAGCTTTAAGGGACTCTGTTAACGGACTTAAGGAAGATCATAAGAAGTTATCAGACCAATTAGAGTCTAATAACTTTGAAACGTTCAACAATGGAGTTCAAGCAGCTAGAAAAGTACTGAATAAGCTAAACGGCTTAATGGTGGACTCTTCTGGAGTAATGAAGAATTTATCTAAGTCACTGAATGAGTCGATGGACAGTGCACCAATGGAACGTTTCTTTAATTACTTAAATAGTAACGGTGCAAGTACACTGGATAAAGTTGCGCGTGGTGTTGGTTTCTTTGGACGTTCATTAGCTAGTTTAATGGTTGCTTTTGGGCCATTAGCTGCTAGTATGTCACAAGGTTTCTTAGACATGAGTAAACGTGTTGATGAATGGAGTGCTAAACTTGCTGATAGTAAAGGAATGCAACAGTTCACTAATTATGTAAACGAAAATATACCAAAAATTAGGGGTGCATTCCGTGATCTAACTGTTGGTTTAGTTCAAATGTTCGCAGCGTTTGGGCCAATGGCAGCAACAGCAATGAGTTGGTTTGAACGACTTATGGGGCGGTTCAGAGAATGGAGCAGCCAACTAAGTCAGAACCAAGCATTTAAGAACTTTGTTAAATACATCGAAGAAGCAGCGCCAAAAGTTGGTCAGTTGATTGGTAACTTGGCAAAAACATTCTCATTACTAGCGCAAGGGATGGCACCGTTAGCGATGTCAATTCTAAATGTTGCTAATGCATTCTTACAATGGTTTAATGCTTTGATGCAAACAAACCCAGGAGTAGCACAATTAATAGCTAAGATGATAACATTAGCTGGGGTGGCCTTAGCAGTCGTGCCAGCGTTGACATTAATTCATAGCTGGTTAAAACCAATTGAAGAAGGTGGACTTGGAGTAAAAGCAGCCTTAACAGCTGTTTCTGAAGTGTTTGGCCGTGTTGGTGTATCAATGATGGGGGTTGTTGCAACAATAGCTGTTGTTGTCGCAGCGTTCGTGCATTTATATAATACCAACCAGACAACACATGACTTAATGAACTCAATCTGGACTAACATTAAACAATTGTTTGTTACGTTTGCACAGATAGCAATGCAAGCCATCGACATGGTTGTATCTGTACTAGGATCTTTAGTAAGTGCAGCCGCGCCAGTAATAAACGTGGTGCTAAGCATCGTAAATGCATTCTTATCATGGCTTAATCAAACCTTACAAAATAACCAATGGTTAAGAACTTTAATAGCAACAGTTCTAGCAGCTGCTGGAGCATTTCGACTTATTGTAACGGTTGTAACAACTGTTAAAGCAGCTATGACTGTATTGTCAGCCGCTGTAAATGCTAGTAAAGTAGCGTTAGCAGCATGGGGCGCAGTTAGTAGCGTGGTAAGTGCTGCTGGTACTGTTATTACTACTGTTTTAGCTGCTGTAAGGGTTGCATTCATGAGTTTATTGGGGCCTTGGGGTATCGTTGCAGCTGTAATAATTGGTGGACTAGTAACGCTATATAATAAATGTGAATGGTTTAGAAATGCTGTTGATGCTGTATTTAAGGCCATTGGTGATGTATTCAAGTGGATTGGTGATAAAATAGGAAAAGCCCTTGAATATGTTGGGCTTAAGTCTAAAGAGTCAAGCCAACAAGTCAGTGAAAGCATGGATCAAATGAAACAGAAAGCCCAGGAAAGTGGAGAAGGAACAGCCGCAGCTGCTGAAGGTGCAGCAAGTAGAATAGCGCAGTCAAGCGCTAGTACATCAGCTTCACTTGATGGAATGAGTGCATCATTTGCGAATTTAGATGCTAGTGCTATTGCACATTTTACAAGTATCTCTAATTCTATGATGTCACTAACTGGTATTGGTGCAATGGGTGCATTGACTAATATTACTGGAATGGTTATGAACTCTGATATGCAGTTTATGCAAATGTCTAATAGTGCGAACTTGAACATGGCAGCGGTGAACACGGCAGCTACAACGAATACGGCGATGGCAGCTGAAAACGTAAATGCTAACCTAAGTGCTATGACATTAAACTCAAACGCCCAATTAGATGCTTTATCAGCAAATGCAACGGCACAATTTGGAATGATGAACAGCGTTGCTGGTATGCAAACAGGCTTAATGCCTGGAGTAGTTGGAGCAAACTTGTCACAAGTAGATATGGCAGCACAAACAAGCTTAAATAACGTAAGTATGACTAACCAAGCGACTTGGGAAAATGTTGCGAATACAGCAAATACAGCAACAGCAAACTTGGCCACTGGGGTTGTTTCAAATTTCCAGAATATGCAGTCACAAGTTCAAAGCGCTATGCAAGGTGTAACTAGTGCAGTAGAACAAGGTTGCAGCCAAGTTCAATCATCAACAAGTTCAACATTTAGTTCTGTTGCTAGTAATATTAGTTCTACTATGGCAAGCATCAGTTCGAACATTAGTTCAAGCTTTAGTACTATTTCAAGTACAGTACAACAAGCAGCTTCACAAATGGAACAAACGTTGCAAAATGCATTTAACAGCATTAACAATGCAACATCTAATAGTATGAGCCAGTTGGAAAGCCGAATTAGACAAGCTCAATCAACAGTTGTCAGCACAGTTCAACAAATGGGAAGTCAAGCAGTAAGTACGTTACAGTCTTATTATGGCCAATTTGTTTCGGCTGGTGGTTATCTGATGGATGGTTTCATTGCTGGTATGCAGTCAAGGGCTGGGGCTGTAATGGCAACAGCTATGTCAATTGCTAACGCGGCTGCTAGTGCTATTAGAAGTGCTTTAGCTATCCACTCACCATCTAGGGTTGTTGCTAAGATTACCAGATGGGTGCCTATGGGAATGGTTGTTGGTATGAAAGATACAGCGAATAAAGCTATAAATTATGCTGGTAAGTTGGCTACACAAGTGGCTGACAATATCAATTATGCTGTTTCACCAGCTAACTTAAATAGCGATATAAATAATATTGGTGTAACAAGAAACGATATTATTTCTGGTGAAGTTCGTACTGAATATGATTTCTCTAAACGTCCAATGCAATTAAACCTTCAGTTAGGTAACAATGCATTTGGCAAGTTTGTTGATGATGTGAATAACGTTAACAAGCAAAATATCCAGCTTGAAGAAGTATATTCTATTTAGAAAGGTAATTGAAAATATGTATGATTTTACAAAACCAGGAGGAGTAGTCACAACGACTACTCCTTTTAAAACTATATTTAATGGCCAAGCGCTAGAAGATGTGATCCCAGGGTTTGTTACTCTATCAGTTAAGGGACGTGCTTTAATAGGGCGTGAAATAGAGTCTAACAAAACGCCTGGGGCTGATGGGAAGTATTTAACATCAAATACATTAGAACCAAGGCCAATAGTTATTAAATACCTATTAAAGAATACTAGCGCCAACTATAGGGAGAACTTTAATAAACTTAATTTACTATTACATAAGCCAGAACCTAAACAGCTTAAGTTTACAGACGAACCAGATTATTACTTTAATGCATTTTTTGAAAGTGCTGATGAAATAGATGAGATTGACAATAACGTTGTTGCTACTATTTCTTTCTTATGCTTGGATCCTTACAAGTATAAGAACGTTGATAAAGATACTGGAACTAATAGAGTGACTATTACCAAGTTACCTAAAAACCCTAATGAATGTGTACCAGTGCTTATAAAAACAGCAACAGCATCAACTGGTGATAAGGTGATAATCAAAAATGAAAACACTACTAAAAAGCTAGTAATTAACCACAAGTTTGCAATGGGGGATGTGTTAGAAATAGACTTAAACGCTGATTACATATTAAAGCTTAATTCTACTAATAAGAGCGATTTAATAGACTTTGTTGAAAGTGACTTTGATTTTGCTGTTAAGCAAGGTGATGTAATTACAAGTACAAATAGTAAGCTATTGGAAGTTCATACGAAGGAGCGATTATACTAATGACAAAATTATTTTTATTTGATAACAATGAAAACTTAATAGGTGCAGTCGATCCTCTGGAAGGAAAAGAAACGAATGAATTAAATAAACTTCACACGTTAGAAGTCGTAGTAAATTATAATGATTTAGTCGATAAGGCTGTATTTATTGGCCACAAGGACTATAAACAAAAAGATGTATTCCACCTATATAAAATAGATAGAGTGGATAAGGAAAGTACAACACATGTAAAAATTACAGCAGTGCATAAATTTTTTGATGATATGGAAAGCGATGGTTACATTAAAGATTACAGACCGCAAAATAAGGAACTAGTTGGAGTTTTAACTACTTTATTAAATGGATCAAGCTGGCAGTTAGGGACTGTTAACGTTCAACGCTTATATTCTGGTAATTTCTATTATTTATCAAGAAAAGAAGCGCTTAGTAAATTAGTGGAAGAAACACAAATTGAAATTGTGCCAAGGTTGGAATTTACTAAAGGTAAGATTACAGCTAGATACTTGGATGTATTTACACGTATGGGGCGTGACAATGGTAAAGTATTCATCCATGGTAAGGACTTGTTAACAGTGCATGAGAAAAACTCAAAAGGCGCTATATACACGGCTGTAATTGGTCGTGGTAAAGGTGAAGAAATAAGGGATGAAGATGGCCAGGCCACTGGTGGTTATGGTCGAAGAATAACTTATAAAGATGTTGTATGGGAAAAATTTGCTGGTAAGCCAGTGGATAAGCCAGCTGGTGAAGAAATGCTTGAAATACCAGCACTTACTAAAATTTATGGGTTCGAAAAAGGAACTAAACCAAGGGTTAAAATAGTCGAGTTTCAAGACGAGGAAGATCCAGAACGCTTACTATTACTTTCTTACGAATGGCTGAAAAAGAATAGTAGGGTTCAAGTCGAGTACAAGGCAACAGTTCGCAATGTTGGTAACTTAGACCTGGGGGATACAGTGGGAGTTTATAACCCTAAATTAGGAATTAAGTACAAAACAAGAGTTTTTAAGGTTATTAGAAACCTTACAGATAATAAACTGACTGAATTTAGAATTGGTGACAAGGTTACAAGTTCACCATTTAGCAGGACTATAGAACTTGCTAAGGATGTTAAGAATTTCCAAAATGACACAATATATTGGTTAGATAAGATAAGAGAGCGTTTATCAGATAAGTTCTTAAATGAAGACGGTTATAACTATGATCTTAAGGCCAATAACAAATATGAATTGCCTGCAGGTTACTATTCATTTGATAAACCAATAGATCAGAACCCAACCAAGGTAGTTTATATGGGTGCTGGTAAGATTGCTATAGCTAACACTAAGAAACCTAACGGGGAATGGAACTGGAAAACATTTCTTGATGGGGATGGAGCTACACTGGATCTTATCAATGCGGGTATATTGAAAGCTGGACGAATACAAGCGGCCGATGGCAAGAGTTATTGGGACTTAGATACTGGGGAATTCCACCTGGAGCAAAAAGTTGTTGAAAAGACATTCAAGAACATTGTTGAAGGTAAAGCCCAAGAAATTATTGACGAAGTTAAAAAGAGCATTCCTAACATGGAAGGACTTAAGGGAAAAGATGCTTATGTTCATAAGAAGTACTCTAATAATGCTGATGGTAGTAATATGAATGATGACTCTAACTCTAAGTATATTGGGATATATAGTGGTGATAAGAAAACACCGCCAACAGATCCACGAGAATACAGCTGGACTAGAATACTAGGAGAAGATGGAATTTCAGCATTTAACTTTAACTTATTAAAAGATACTCAAATTAAAGATAGTAGCGCTTATACGTTGCATGGTGCAACACCTACTATTAATGAAAAAGATTATAATGATAAAAACTCTATTGAGATTAATAATAACGGGTTGACTAAAAATGCATGGAAAGGTATTTCATTTAGAAGTGATAAAAAGGAATTTAAACGCGGTGAAAAAATCGTAATTAGATTACCGATTTATATATTTGATGATGTACCGTTGGATAACGGCTTACATTTAGCTTTAAAATCACACAAGAATAACAAGCAAATGGCTGGGTTTGACTTAGGTGCTAATACACCCCACAACACTTGGGTGGTAAAAGAATTTGTATATGAAGTTAAAAACGACTTCACCTCTTTAGATGATAACTTATTCTTTATATTCTCGACTAAGAACGGCCACTTTAAGATCGCTGAACCTTATATGGCTTATGGTAACACAGTACCTAAAACTTGGATGCCGAACGTGGAGGACTTAAGACCAGAAGCAACAACAAACTTGAATTATTTACCTAATTCAAACTTTGAACATAAGCTATTACACTGGAGTACAAACGCCATCAACAATGGTTTAGAATTAAATTTCGTTAAAGCTATAGATAACTTTGGTGATGGTATTCAAATTGTTGGAACTCCAACCGATACATTTCGTGGGTTGGTAAGTGATCAGTTTAAATTTAACGTTAAAAAAGATGATAAATATACAGTTTCTATGGATATGTTAAAAAACACTGAAAATGATATTGAAATAGAGTTTAAACTGTATCTATATAAAAACAATGAGATAGTTGGCCAACAAAACGAAGTAATGACAATAGGACTTCCAGGAATAAGCCAACGAGTTGCAACAACATTCACGGCTGAATATGACTTTGACAGCTGTATATTCGCTATTTACAACAAACAAGACCAAGCTGTTGATTATTACTTGAATTGCTTGAAAATTGAAAAAGGCGAAGACGTAACACCATGGCAACCATGTTTAGAAGACTTAAAAGCCCATACGTTAACTACTAACGTTCGTTTTGAAGGTAAGTATGTGAACAAAAAGACAACTGGCGTTAAGGCTTATTTAGATGTATTTTACGACAATGCACAACTAACAGAAGGTTTTGTATCAAGAATGAAATACAAGGGCGCTGATCGTACAGATTGGAGCGAATTTGAAGAAGTTAGTATAAGTGAAGATGGCCACATACCAGCGCTTGCCATACCAGATGGAGTACAGAACGGTGAACCAATAGAAATAGTGGTACTTACTACATGTAATGGTATTAGTAACTTAACTAGAGAAAGATTAGATGATAAACCAGATATAGTAGAAATTACTGACATCCTGGAGAAGTACAAAACGTTTGATCACACGATGGAAAACTTTAATTCAACAATTGGAGAGTTTAGAGAACAAGTTATAAACGGTGGTCGTAACTTGCTTAAAAACACATCTGAACTAACTAATGTGCATGGAGTTATGAGTAACTGGCAAATGGCTGTTCAGAATGGTTCGCTAGTGTTTACAAAACATAATGTTGATGATAGTGAAGGAGTTTATTGTTTACTAATGGACTTCTTACAAACTGAATACCAAGATACTCAATTAACTTGGAGTGTTGATATAAAAGCTAGTAAAGATATTACATTCACAAGAATGGGGCAAGGTACTGGAGGAGTTAAAGAGGGAACATTTGAAATAACACCACAATGGCAACGTTTTTCACATACATTTATTAATAAGTTTGAACGTGATATTACGTTTTATTTAGATGGGATGCAAGGAACTTGCGAAGAAGGTGACAAGGTATATATCAGATTTCCTAAGTTAGAGAAAGGGCCAATAGCAACGCCGTGGACTCCAGCCCCAGAAGACTTAGACCTGGTAAAAGAACGACTTGAAAGTAGTATTAATCAATTAAAAGATAGCATTGACTTAACTGTTAAGAAAAACGAGGTAGTAAGTGCTATTAATTTAAGTGTTGAAAAGAATACTGAAGGCCAAGATGAAGGACTTGTTAAAATCAAGGGAACAATGATTGCTGATGATATCCATGGTAAGACATTTACTGGTAGTAAGTTTATTGTTGGAGAAACTGGTGTCTTAGACAGCCAAGGTGCTAACCTTAGAATTAGTGCGCCACATAAGTGGGGTGAGACAGCTGGTTATGGTATGCAGTTCAGAGGTTCTGAAGGAGATGGACTTAACCAAGGGTTAAACATTTATAGGGTTGATGATGTAACGAACCCTAACAAGCCATTATATACACCTGCTGAAGTAGGACTTTCAGTATTTGGAGAAATACAAGGTGGTTTTAGAGCCAGTGTATTCCCTGGTTCTGGTAAGTTAACGGCCGTGCTTGGTACAGCTGTAATGACTAATAGATATGGTGATACACCAGTACGAGCCATTGGTGGTAATGGTAAACATGATACCACAAAAACTTTAAATCGTATATCTTGGATTGGGTTAAAAACTGGTAGAGGTGGCACTCATTTCTGGGTTAACGATGGAACGGGAACACAAGCTGACTATGCTGTTGCTGTTGGTAGAGCTGACTCTGATAAACGATTGAAAGAAAATATTAAAGATTGTGAGCATAACGCTTTAGAAGTTGTTAACAAGCTTAAGTTTAAATCATTTGATTGGAAGCCAGATAAATTTGGATATACTAAGCCACATACTAATATTGGGCTTATTGCGCAAGAGGTAGAAAAGATACAAGCTGACTTAGTAGGTGAGAATGTAAACACGCTAACAATTGATGATTTCAGACTGTTACATATTACTACAAAGGCAGTGCAAGAGTTATCAGCTGAAAACAAAGAGTTGAAAGCTGAAGTTAAGAGTTTAAATGCAAGGTTAGAACGACTTGAAAAGCTATTAGAGGATAAATAAACAACTAATAAATTTCTAGGGTGGTGATGGCCATGCGGTGATTGATTAATATGTAAGAACAATTAAATTTTATAGAAAGGCGGTTTTTTTAAAAAAGATGCACATTACATTAACCGAATTAGTTAACCAATATTGTGAACTATTTAACGATGCTTATATACATGCATTTGCGGGAGTAATAGTACTAGATATATTAACTGGGATGATAAAAGCTTGGGTGACAAAAACTTTAAATTCAACAATTGGGAGAAGGGGATTAATCGAACATCTAGCAGTACTTGTGCTAGGTGTAACGGTTTATCCTTACTTAAATTTCATAGGTTTTGAAGAAGTAGCAGCAACGTTTATTTTCTTCTTTATAGCAACTTATGGATTGTCACTAATTGAGAACTTATCTGAAATTGGTGTACCATTTCCAAAAGGTTTGAAAAAACGATTGGAAAAAATAAAAGATCAATTTGATGAGGAGTGAAGCAATGGAAAAAATAATTAAATTCACTATAGAAAACACAACTAAAACTAGGGAAGTAGAAGAAACATATTCAGAACTTTATTCACACGATAGAAACAATGGGCTTTTTGAGTTTGAGATTGCTAATGAGCAATTAACTGGAAAAAACTTAATAGCATTATTCAAGTTTGTAAAGACTGGATCATACTGGAAAACTGAAGCGGTTGTTGAAGACAATAAAGCTAAAATTAAGTTTGATACTAGTTTAATCACTCAAAACGAAAAAGTAATTTGTTTCATCTATGTAAATGAAGAAATTAGAGATGCTGATATATTCAGATTTAAGTTTAATGTTAGGGTTTCAGAGATTGACAAAGCTAAACAATTACCATTAAAAGAGCGTTTCTATGCACACGGACTAATTGTTGATAGAGTGGATGTTTTGACAAAAGAAGACTTTGACAACGCCATTAAGGAGATTGAAAAAGGTAGTAAATTCTTAACAGAAACCCAAGCGAATGAAAAGTATGCTTTAAAAGATGATATACCTAACATTTCTAATCTGGCAACAACAACAGAATTAGAGAAACGTGCTTTAAAAACGGATATACCAAGTACTGAAACAATTGTAAATAAAGCAGTAGAAAAAGTTGAGAAAAAAGGTTATTTAACCCAGCACCAGTCTTTAGCTGGATATGTCACTGAAAGCCAGTTGGAAGGTAAAAATTATTTAACCCAACATCAATCGCTTAATGGTTATGTCACTGAAACCCAGTTGAATGAGAAGGGTTATTTAACACAACACCAGGATATTAGCAAACTAGCTACAAAAGAATCGGTTGATGATGTTGCTGCTAAGGTTACACAACTAGAAAACAGACCAGTGACATCAAGCTATGATGATAGTGAGATTAAGCGAAAACTTAAAGAATTAGAAGATAGACCAGTAACAGCTAACATCGATACTAGTAACTTTGTAACAAATACACAGTTGGAAGATAAGCATTATTTGACACAACATCAAGACATATCCGGTCTTGCAACAAAAGAACAGTTAGACAAACTTAGGAACAATCAACCAACAGTTGACAACCTCGTTACTAAAGAACAACTTAGAAAGGCTTTCTTAAATGAAGAAGGTCAAGAGAAATACGTTGATTTAGATACTTTTGTAAGTGCAACCCGTGGTGTTTTGGGAAGTTCAACAAATGAAAAAGGTGTTGAAGAATATTTCAATGAAGTAACAACAGGACTTAGCGAAGAAGCTAAAGAAACATATATAGGAGATATCTACAAAAACGCAACAGAAACTAAAGTGTACCGCAAAAATGGTTTTACAAACTTTAAAGACATGATGTATGCATTAGCTAAGGTATTTCCAGATAATTATAACTATAAAGATGAAAACCAACGTGTAAATATTCTTACTAATAAGAACTATCAAGATTATATTAGCGGCGGGAATAGCGGTGAAAATGTTGATTTGAGCGATTATGTTAAGAAACGAGAACTAGCTGAAAGAAGATATGCATCACAAGTTCAAGTAGACGACCTCGCAGCAAAAGTAGTTGTGTTAGAAAATAGAAAATCAGAAGGTGGAGTAGCAAACTCTGAAATAGATGATATTAAAAGGCGATTAGATATAACATATGATAAATTTGAAACGCCTTTTAAATCAACAGGATTAAAAAGAGTTGAAGATTATTTAAACGAGACTAGAGAACACGGACAAACTGCAAATTATGGTCGTTTATATACAGATAGATTTAATAATCATTTAGTTATTAGCGGTTTAAGTAAAACCGTTAAATTTGAAACTTTATTATATACAGTAGGTAGTTCGCTTCCCGACTCTTACGAGCCAGACTTTGAATTTTCCGAGGGAGATAATATCAAATTTATAACAACACGAAACATACATAATTATCTACCAACCAACACAGAAAACACTGGAAACACAACCGAACTTGATAATCGATTAAAAGTTTTAGAAGCGAAACAATGGGAAATTCACGGACGAGGAATGCCAAATGGCGTAGTTACAGCACCCGTTGGAACGACTTACGTTGACGAAGCAGTAACTAACGGAGCTTTAAAATGGATTAAGAAAAGTGGAACAGGTAACACAGGTTGGGAAGTCTTAATCGGAGATACAGGCTGGAAAGTTTTACCATCTGTTTCTAAATTAGGAGGTTCTTATGTCAAAGTAAGACGTGTTAACAATATAGTATCTTATCAATTCGGCGGGCTTTCTTGGGGCTGGTTCGGGATAGTTAGACGTGGTGGAGCAGGATACCAAATACAACCATCAGACAGAGAAAGAAACTGTTACATTCTAGGTTTAAACGGAATTCCTCAAGGATATCGCTCTGAGTCATCGTTAATAGGTGGGATATACAATGATAAGGGAACGCCTTACGGAACGTGGTATTTAGGGGGTGTTGGTGATAGTAACATGTTACGTTTCCAATTTACTGATCCAGTACCAACCGATAGAGATATTGGAGATATACGAGTAAGCTCGATCTCATATTTAACAAGTGATCCGTGGCCACAAAACTAGAAAGGAGGTGAGATTATGATAAATTGGAAAGTACGTTTTAAGAATAAACGCTTTGTAATAGCATTTATAGCTGGTCTATTGCTATTAGTTAAGCAAGTTTCTGTATTGCTTGGATATAATCTAAATACAGAATTATTCAGCACTAACATCAACAATGTTGTTGATGCTGTATTTTTATTATTAGGATTGTTAGGAATAGTTAACGATCCTACAACACAAGGCTTCAGTGATAGCGAACAAGCTATGACTTATGAAAAACCAAAAGAATAATTATATTAAAAGGAGATAAACAACATGGCTGATATTTATAGTTCATATTTCAAACAAGGAATTTACTTTGCGCCCCCTAAAAACTCAATACGTGGTATAGTTTTACACAATGATGCAGGAGGTAACAGCGCCCGCCAATACGAAGGTTTTTTACGTGATAGAGTAAATAATGGTACTCTTGCGAATGGGTTTGCTGCTTATTACGTTGATAGAAACGATGTATTTGTATTCCAACCAGTAAACTACCAGGAATGGCACACAGCAACGTATGAAGGGAACGCCAATTATATTGGAATTGAAGCTTGTCAATCAATGAGTGCATCTGATGAAGATTTCATCGCTAACGAAGATGCAGCGCTTATGATTGCTGGTGAGTTATTAGAGTCTTATGGATTGCCAGTAAATGAAGATACTGTAAGATTACATCACGAATTTAGTCCTACAGCGTGCCCACACCGTTCAATGGAATTACATGCGAATGGTGGGGCTTATTATGGAGCTGGAACTCAAAATTGTAAAGCTTATTTCATCGATAGAATTAAGAAATTAAGAAGCGGTGAAGTACAAATTGGAGAAATTCCAGCTGCTGAAGTGGTTGAAAAATCTATCCTGGATGAAGATGTTGAGTTGCCAAAACGTGACCAAGCATACTATGAAGCAACTGTAAGCATTGATTACTACCTTGAAAGCCAACCTTCACTAGATAGCGAAGATAAAGAGTTTGTCGCTGCTGGTACAAGAGTAAGAGTCTATGAGAAAAAGAACGGCTGGAGTCGTGTAAATTATAAAGACTCTGACCAATGGATCGAAGACAAATATTTAACTGAATGTGAGTAATAATTTAATTATGGCCATTTAATATGGTATAATTAAATTTGTTAAGTGCCATACTTAACGATTTCATATTACTCCCTAATAGTTGAAAAACCCTACCTTAATTGGTAGGGCTTTTTTTATTGCTTGAATTTCCATTGCAATAGCTATAATTAAAAATTTCCGTTAAAAAATTAAAAAAAGTTCATAAAAACTATTGACTTTATACCTTATATAGAGTATAATAATAAATGTAAGGAGGTGAAACAGTGAATAAACGTAAAAAACTAAAAAATAAAAAAGAAGACTTACAACAAATTAAATTAATCAGATTGTCTATAATATTAGCGGTATTACAGATTATAAAATCTCTGATAGATTTAATTGCGAAAATCTTCTAAAATCAAAAAGGGAACGGGGTTTACAAAACCCCAAGTACCTTACGTTATTCACATTATACCATGAAAAAAGAAAAAATACAAAAAATACAAATGGTGATATTAGTAATGGGAATTATAGCAACAATAATTTCAATAGTTTTAAGTTTTATATAGAGGTGTACAAATGGATAAAATAATTAAAGAAATAGAAGAATTATTAAATAGCGATGTTACAGATTACAGAATTTCTAAAGATACTGGTATCACATTAAGTGTTATCCAAAATTATAGAAATGGTAAATATGCATTAGAAAATATGACTTTAAAGATTGCTAAAAAATTATATGAATATAAAAGAGAAACAACAAAGGAGAATAGAAAAATGTTAAAATTAAGCTTTGAATATAAAGGGAAAGTAAAAGAAGTGTATAGCGATAGTTTAGATGGTGTAACAAGTGAAGCTTTTGAGTATTTCAAAAATGATGAACATGCTAACGAGGTCTACAACCAAGGGCCAGAAGCTTTTATAAAAGATTTCTTACATGGTGAGATTGAATATGTTGGTGAAGAAATAGAGTACTTAAAAAATATACCTAACGTTTGCGATTTAACTTTCTTGCAAATAGAAGATTTCATTAATCAATTAGAACCAGAATTAAAAGAACACATTAAAAAAGATGAATTTAATGATGAATATTACATTGAATATAATCGTGGTGCATACCAATTAGCTGATCAATTAGAACAACTAGCTGAAGAATTATATTTCTAAGAAACTAAGCCCTTATCACAAGGGCTTTTTTCTATGGGGAAAAAATAGGGAAAAACCATCTAAATGGTCGCTAATTTCCGTTGTTTTCCCTATGTTTTGTAATAGTGAAGAAATGTGTTCTAATAAGCTTAGAATATGCTATATTTATGTTTTTTTAGGTTTTTTACTTTATCAATTTCCCTTCACATGATATAATATTTTA